CCCATCTGGGTCTTGTCGTCCATGACGAGGGACGCCCACTCGTCCGCGGCCATGCGCGCCGGCCTCAGGGAGAGGTGCCGGTCCGGGCAGTCCCCGCGGCCCGTGTCCGGGCGGTCGACGCCGTAGAAGCCGTTGTCGACCTGGTACCAGCCCCACCACGCCTTGATGTGCTCGTCCATGCAGTTGCCCGGGCGGTACCCGAGCCCCCTGAGGAACCTCGTCGCCCATGCGGGGAAACCCGTGACCTTGCGTGACATCGCACCCTCCTAGACGTTGCCCCTCTCGTCCATGAGGGTCGAGCACGCGTAACGCAGGGCGTCGATGCTGTGGTTGTCCCTGTCGGGGAGCTCGCCCGTGACCTCGCCGTCGCGCGTCATGGCGTACTGGTAGGCGGGGATCTCCCTGGCCGCCAGCTCGCAGCGCGGGTCTATGACGATCGCCGAGCGCTCCTGCAGCCAGCGCACGGAGTTGTGGACGTTGTGGCGACCCTGCTTCGGCGCCGACACCGCCTGGATGCCCGCCTCGCGGTAGTCGGCCACGCTCTTCGGCTCGGCCCCGTCGCACATGACCGTGGCGTACGGCTCGGCATCCTCCACGACCTCCCCGTCGTCGGCCACGAGCGCCTTTGCCATGCGGTCCGCCACCATGCGGGCGGTCTCGGCGTTGGTAAGGCCGCGCCCGTGCATCTCGTCCAGGACGTAGAGCGTGCGCGTCGCGGGGTCGTAGGCGGCCTCGAGCCACACCCACGGGTCGGTGGAGAAGCCCCAGTCCACGCCGCGCACGTGGCGCTCGAGCCGGCGGCGCTCGGCGCACGTGACCTCGCGTACGGTGGCACGGGCGAAGACCTCGGCCCCGTAGCCCACGGGCTCGCCCAGGTACTCGTGGCGGTAGCTCTCCTCGTCCGCGAGCCTCAGCGCCTCGGCGTCGTCCCTCAGCTGCTGCGGTACCCACTCGCGGGGCATGTCGAGGTAGCTCGAGCGGTAGACCTCGAGTCCCGCGGCCTCCCTGCGCGCGATCTCGGCGTTGGCCCACGAGTCGCGGCTCCTCGGTGGGTTGAAGGTGACGAAGCGGAAGAAGGGCCCGGGTCCTCGCGTGGTCGACTGCTCGGCCGTGCGGATGGCGGGCATGCCGGAGAGCTGGTCGGCCTCCTCGAACCACTGGTAGGCGAAGTAGGTCCCGGCGGGCGCCTTGACGGCCTTGGTCTTGTCGGCCGAGTCCATGCCGTGGAACAGGGCCACCTGCCCGGTCTCGCGCCTCGTGACGGAGAGCGGCGAGGTGCGGAACGTCCACTCGTCGGCCACGCCGAGCGCGCCGAGCGCCCAGGCGAGCTGCTCGAAGACCCCCTCGCGCATGTCCTTCTGGCGCTGCATGACGACGTAGGCGGAGCGGTCGGGGTGCCGCGTCATGCCGTAGGCGACCTCGAGCGAGACGTGCGAGCTCTTGCCTGACGAGCGACCGCCGAACTCCCACCACTCGCCGCCCGCGTCCCTGGCCACCTGCCTGTGGGGCGCGAGGAACGGGGGCGCGACCAGGAGGCCGAAGTCCGCCACGGCGGCGGGGGCGTCCGTCGGGGCGTCGGCCGGCAGGGCGTCGAGCAGGGTGCGGCCGATGGAGGAGACGGCCTGGACGCCGACCTGCGTGATGCCCGTGCGGTTGCTAGCCTGGGCCTTGCGGAAGGTCTCGCCCATGCCCGAGAGCACCTCGGCACGGGTGAGCGTGGCGGCCTCCGCCGCGGCCCGCTTGAGGGCGTCGAGCCTTTGCTTGACCTTTGCATCCGCCTCGAGCTTGGACGCCGCGCAGTCGACGGCGTTGTCGGACCAGCCCGCCCTGCTCGGGTAGGCGGCGAGCATCGCCTGGCGCTGGGTCCTGCCGCCGGCACGTTCCTGGCAGTAGCGCTCGCGGCGGGTGTTGTCGAGCGGCTGTGTCCCCGTGTTCTCCATGGCCACAGCGTGCGCTGCAGGTCACGTGCTAGAATGCCTACGGCTGATAATGTCGGTCGCTCCGACCATCTGCATAGCCCTAGGGCCGTGGTTTAGTGTTGAGCTCGATGTCACGGCGCTTGTCACTCTCGCTCTCGGGATACTCTCGAGGCTTAGGGGGAAGAGAATGGTCACACCAGCAGGGGCACACGCGGGTTCAAGTGGGGCCGTATGGCTTTGCACATGGTGGAACGCCGATTAATCAGACTTGTTCCCGTGACGGGGCATCTGTCCCGTCTGCCCCGCCAAAACCATCGAGACGCACCCTCCGCTGATCCGGTTGGTGCGTCTCTTCCTAACTCGCGTCCTTGCCTTTGTGCCTCGCCTTGAACCTCGCCTGTCTGAGCGCGTTGTCCTTGCGGGACAGCTCGCCGCCGTGCCTGGACCGCCACTCGCGCTCCTCGAGGGCGCACGCCTTGCACAGCCCCCACCTGCGGGCGTCGGCGGCCCCCTCCCACACGGGGTGCTCCCCGCACCTCTGGCACAGCGGCACGGCGTCGGGGGAGTAGCGGCCCACCCTGTCCCGCTGGTTCCTGATGGCCTTGACCGAATGGCGCGGGATGATCTCGTGGAGCTCCTCGGCGGTCATGTCAGGATGCTTGCGGATCGCGTCTATCTCGGCCCACGTCCAGGAGACATAACCTTTCCGAGAACTTGGGGCACTTGGGGCATTTGCCCCAAGTTCGTGTCGCCCTCTCACCATCCGCCCCTCCTGTTCCAGTCGCCTGGCAGGTCAACTCTCTCGTTCTTGCGGGCCTGCCTCGACCCCTCCCCGTCGCCGAACGTGCACCCGTCGCCCGGGTCCACGTCGATGCCGAACCGCGTGCAGCGGAGCCTCTCCTCCGTGACGAAGCCCGCCGTGCGCAGCACGCCGCACGACGAGCACGTGGGGCACCTGTGGCACCGCCTACTCGTCACAGCTCCTCCACGGCGCTCATCGTCCGCCCCCGCCCGCGACCGCGACGATTGCCATGGACAGCAGGTAGAGCCCGAACACGGCGAACCCCCATGCCACACCGTGGGATATCCCCACGGCCACCGAGATGAACACCATCGCCGTGGTCAGCAGCGCCCCCGCCTGCGAGGCGCGCTCATCGGTCATCTTGCTCATGCTTTCTCCTCCTCTGGTACGGCCATCGATTCGATGTCATCACGGTCGATCACGGCAAAGCAAAGTGGAGGCTCGTCACGACCTTCGAGCAGCCTTCTGCGCTCCTCCTCTTCCTCGTCTGCCTGAAGTGCCGCCTCCAGGGCGGCAGCGACGGGAGAGAATGCGGTGACGGCGCTTCTCGCGACGTCGAGCGCCGCCGACGATACCGATGCAAGTGCCTTGGCAAGCGCCTCCTTGACTTCGAGGAAGGCTCGTAGCTGGTCGGCCGTGAGCCCCGTCTCGTCCATGAGGCGGAAGAACTCCCGGTTGCGCCTGACCATGCGCCTGGACCTGACGCTCATGCGCACCTTGCTCACGAGGCATCACCTCCCGTCACGTCGGTGAACGTCACCTTGCAGGCTTCGACGTTCTCCATGCTTCCGTCTTCGTGTTCGATAAGTGCCATGGACCGTGACTCCTGCCCTGCGGGGAACGATCCTGCTGTCAGTCCCGCACCGTGCGTCCAGCACGCGACGTAGAGCAGGTGGCACGTGCACCTCTCGCCGTCCGTGACGCACGGGCGCGGCATCCCCCTCCTGCCGGCCTCGTCGGTCATCTCGCTCATGCCTGGCCACCTGCCTCCCGGTCCCGCGAATGCAGCGTCTCGGCGACGTACCGGACGAGCGTGGCCTTCGCCGAGGCGTCGTACCCGGGACACATTCCACGCTCCCTGCAGAGGTCCATGAGCTGCCTCTTCGTCATCCTCGACAGCTCCTCCTCCGTCGGCGCGCCCGTCCCCTCCTGTCGTGCCGCCATGTCCCTGAGCCTCCGTGGACTCGTGATCGACGTGTTCATGCCTGCTCACCCGCCCCGTCAATCTCGCGCTGGCGGCGAAGGAGGTCGAGAATCTGCAACACGTGGCATGACGCCGGACCATCTAGGGCGGGACAGCCATCGCAGGGCGCGCAGGAATGCCCAAAGTAGGTGCAAGTACCAGCCTCTGCGTCCGCGTCGATGCACTCCTGCGAGTCGGTTGGCTCAGGGGCGACGTGACGGCACCTGTCGGCTGGGTAGTGGGTGTCGTACTGGTCAACGATCCACCAGCCTTCGTGCGGCCAGTCGTAGACGATCTCGCGCACAAGCCCTTCGGTGGCCTTGTCGCCATCGGTCAGCGCGAACGGCTTGTCAACGTCCTCGCCGGTCCAGCGTGCGCCGTCGATGTCCACCGGCGGGAGGATGGATGCGTCGAGCTTTGCTCGCAGGGCGTCCACCTCGTCCTGCTTGGCCATCAGCTCGGCAGTGAAGCGGGCATCGATGCGGTCGGCGATGGAAAGTGCGGTGCTCGTCGTGTTTGGAGTCACACAGCAAAATGGATTCCTCGTATACTCTCGCAGCTCCTCGGTGATGCTCCTCGCGTCTGCGCTCATGGTGCCCCCTTCACGGGTCCTGGACGAAGTTATCGACATTTTTCGGTTCCCCTCTCACAAGTACGGTTAGGTGTTCTATTCCATATCCATATCAATATCTAAGGACTTGGGGTGGCTCTGGGTATCCGACTGGGTACCCCAGTGGGTTTCCGTGCAGCTAGGGCTATGTGTGGAACCCGCCCTTCTTGCCGTTCGCACGGTTCGCCCGGCACCTCGTCTGGTACGCCTGGACCTGCTCCCACACCGCGTTGTCGAAAACCTCCCCCCGAGTTTTCAACACCTCGCCGTCGATGCACCCCGACTCGGCGAGGAACTCCAGGAACTCGCGGCACTTCGGCGCCGTCATCCCCAGGGACGCCGCGAGGGACTGCAGCTGCCAGCGCTCTCCCACCGACATGGTCGCCCCGGGGGAGTTGGCGAGGAGCTGCCTGAGCCCCACGAGTCGGCCGTATCCCGCCCACCCGAAGCGACCCCTCACCGCGGTCGCCCCGGGGTCGAACGACGCCTCCCTCGAGCCCACGCGGATCCACCGCGGGAACATCTCGTCGACGTCGGTCACGGGTCGCACCTCCTCTCGTAGTCCCCGCAGTCGGTCAGCGCCCCTGGATGGGGCACCGGCACCGGCCTGCCGCCGACGTCGCACGTCCACTTGGTGCCGTCGGCGGCGAAGTGCTCGCATGAGTCGCAGCACCTGCGCCACACCATCCAGACCTCGGCCCACCCCTTGTAGTCCATGGCGGGCCTCCTCTAGAACGGAATGTCCTCGTCGTACGGGGCGGCCTTCGGAGGCGGCACCGACGCCTTGTAGGCGTTCTGCTGCGTCTGCCGTGGTGCCGGCGCGGGGTACGACGGGGCGGACTGGCCGCCCGCTTGACTCTGGCCGTACTGCTGGCCGCTACCCTGCTGGTTCCTCGAGGAGAGGAACTCCACCTCGTCCACGACGACCTCGAGCTTGGAGCGCTTGGTGCCGTCCTTCGCCTCCCAGGCGCTGTAGCGGAGCTTGCCCTCGATGGCGACCTTGCTGCCCTTGCGCAGCATGTCGGCGAGCGCGGTTGCGCGTGCACCGAAGACAATGCAATCCACGAAGTTGGGGACGTCCTCCCACTCGCCCGACTGCTGGTTCCTGCGGCGGTCGTTGACGGCGACCCCGAATGAGAGGACCTGGGTGCCGCTGGCGGCGCCCCTCAGCTCCGGGTCGCGCGTAAGGTTGCCGCTGATGTTCACGCGGTTGATGTTGCTGCCCATCAGAACTCCACGTCCTCTCCGTACAGCGCCACGTCGGCGCTCGTGACCTCGCCCGTCTCCGGGTCCACGTCGTACGGCGCCTCGTCAGGTTCTTCGGGCCGTGCCGCCATGGGAGCCACGGGTGCCATGGGGGCCACGGGGGTCGGCGGTGCGCTCGGGAGGTCGTCCGGCATCTCGTCGCGGTCGTAGACCCCGCCGAAGGCGCCCGGCCACATCTCGCGGATGGCCTGGACCTTCGCGACCTTGCAGATCATCGTGGCCGGCTTGCCGCCCTGGTCCGGCGTCTTCCACAGGCTCCTGCCCGTGGAGTACTCGCCGAGCGACACGGCGCAGAACGACGGGTGCGAGCGGGCCTTGCTGTAGACCTTGGCCCATCCGCCNACGAGCACCTCGCTCTCCGTCCCCACTATCGTGCCGTCGCGGTAGGTGAGCNCGCCCGTCTTGCGGTCGTGCACCACGACGCCGCTCTCCATGCCGTCGTAGTCNGGCTGCGAGCACGCCGTGCGGAAGTAGTAGTCCTTGCTGACGATGACGCTCGACACGGGCCCGTTCTTGGACTGGTAGACCGTCATGTAGGCGTCCCCCGCGAGCGGGTTGAGGCCCCGTGCCTGGCACTTCGCCATGAAGGACCACACGTCCCTGGGGTCGGCCTGGCCGTTGCCCGTGAGGATGTACCTCTCCACGATGGTAGGGGACAGCTTGACCTCCTGGCCGTCCGTGGCCTTGTATCTCACGATTCCGTCCGCCATCACGCATCCCACCTCTCTGCGACCTTCGCAAGCTCCTTGATGTGTTCGATGTACTTCTCCTTCTGCGCCGTGGAGAGCGTCACCCTGAGGTTGGCGACCCTGCCCGTCATCCCGCGCGTCGCGAGGACGCCCCCGATGGCCTTGGCCTGCTCGGGGGTCGCGTCGGTGACTATCGCCCACGTCGTGGCCCCCGCGAAGCTCGCGAGCATGTCGTGCTGGGTCGTGGCGTCCGGCGCGGGGCTCGACTCTGTCTCCGCGTCCCTGGCGGCCGGTGCCTCCATGCCCGCGTCCACGCGGCGCTGGCGCGCGTCCTCGGCGGCCTGGAGCGCCGCCGCCCTCTCGGCCTCGGCACGCTCCCGCCCGTCGCGCTCCGCCTGCTCGCGGCGCTGGCGGTCCCGCTCCTCCTCGGCCCTCGCCATCTCCTCGCGCTCGGCGCGCTCACGCTCCACCGCCGCCATGCGCTCCCGGCGCTGCCGCGCCTCCTCGGCCTCCCTGAGGGCCGCAGAGAGGTCGAGCGTCCGCAGGTACTCGGACATGACGGCCTTGCGGTCCTCGTCCTCATAGGGCGCCCTCTTGATGGTGTCGAGGTCGCGCCCTATGCCCTCGACGGCCTCCGTGACGCCGTCCTGTATGGCGACCACGTTGGTGCCGTAGAGGCCCCACTTGCCGGCGTCGGCGTAGCGCGCCCAGAGCGTGTCGAATGGCACCAGCGACGCCACGTCGCCCTGCGTCTCCCCATACCATGCCCGGACGGCCTCCGTGCGGGACTCGACGGTGAGCGCCTCCCAGCCGTCGAGCTCGGTCCTGTAGTCGGCATCGATGCCCGAGAGCGGTGTCAGCAGGTCGCGCACGGACGCCTCGAAGTCCCGCACCGCGTCCTTGATGGCGCCCACCTGCTCGCGGCGCGCGTCCTCGACGGCCTTTATCTCCTTGCGGGCCTGGGACCTCGCCCGCTTGCTGTCTCGGTAGTCCTGTGCGCTGACGATCTCGTGCGGGGCGTAGTCCTTGGCTATCCCGGCGACCTTGGCCCTCTGCTCCGCGAGCCACCTGTCCGCGCCCGATATGACCTCCGGCACGTCGATGACCTCGGCCTCGACGTGCTGTGTCTCGTCGCTAGTCATCCTCGCCACCGCCCTTTCCGTCGCGTTCCGCGCGGGCGTCCGCGATGGCCTCGGTCCGCCGCTTGTCGTATATCGGGAGGGCGTAGTCGCGCATGATCTCCACCGCATCGTTGACCGATATCCCGTCAGGCAGATAGTCACGGTCGATGCGTCGCGTGAGCCATGCGTCGAAGCGCTCGACGCTCAACGAGCCGTCGTCGCAGGCCGTTACGCGTACGGTCTGGCCGTAGCGTGCCACCTTTTCCCACAGCAGCGCGGGAAGCACCTCGGCAGCCCTCTCGGAGAGTCCACCGTCGCTGGGCTTGGTCCCGTCCGCCGTCGCCCTCTCGGCGTCTCCCAGGCGCACGCCCATGTCCTCAAGGGCTCCGTTGAGCTCGTCGATCCTGCCGTAGAGGTCCAGGACCATCGACACGGCCTGCTTCCTCGTCATGACGTCGCTCATATCTGTTCCTCCTCGTCAAAGCTGGTCTGCGCCTCGTCGACGTCCTCGGCCTCGTCCATGGCGAGCGGCAGCGGCATCTGCTCCGGGTACAGCTCGACGGCCAGGCGCTGGCCCGTGAGCGTCGAGAGGACGGGGATGTCCTTCGCGTGGGATCCGGAAAGCTCGAACTGCATGACGGTCTTGGCCGCCTTGATGCTTATCTGCTCGAGGGACGCCTTGGTGGAGACGATCTCCGTCTGTCCGTCCCTGTGCTGGTCGAGCCAGTCGAGCTGCGAGGCGCGCTCCGCCGCGTAGGCGAAGTAGGCGTCGAACTCCTCCGACGTGATGGCCTCCGTCTCGAGCCACTCGTCGGTGCCGATGAAGACCCCCGAGCCCTTGATGACCCGCTCGATCTCCCTGGCCCTGCCGTACGTGATGTGGTCACTCATCTTCCGCTCCAATCGTCGCCCCAGAGGATGCGCACCGTCGTGCTCTCCGGGGCTCCCCTGTATCGATACATCTTGTGCACGCTCAGGTCCGTGACCTGCGCGTCGTCCACCCANGCGACGCCGGTGAGCGCGTCCAGCACGAGCTTGGAGACGTTGTCTGCGTCGGGCTTGTAGGTGTCCGCCTCGCTGCCCACGCTCCTCTTCCGCGACTTGGGCAGCGGGCGCAGCGTCACGATGCGCACCGCGACCTGCACGTGCGCCGGTGCGCGGTGGTCGCCCACGGTGCCNCCNNNGTTCGTGACTGCCAGCTCGTAGGCCGCCCTGACGGCCTGCTCGGCCCGCCTNGTGGCGGCGGGCGTGAAGGTGCCGTGCATGGTCACGCGCGGCCGCGCCTTGCCCGCCACGAACGGCACGGAGAAGCTCGTCTCGCGGATCGGCGCCCTCATGGCCGCACCGCCTCGCGCCGGTAGGTGCCGGTGACGCCCACGCCCCGCAGGTCGCGCAGGTCGGCGAGCATGCGCGCCTTCGCGGCCTCCTCCGTGCCGGCCGGGCACATGACCGTGAAGGTGAGCTGCGTGCCGCCGTCCTCGGGCGGCTCGGGCTTCCCGGTGACCCTGCGCCACTCGCGGTAGCCCATGGTGCTGTGCGTGTCAATCAGCGGCTTCTGCATCCTCGCCCCTCCCGTCGGCGCGCGCCCCCAGGGACCCCGCCACGTGGGTCATGACGGCATCGACCACGTCGCCCGCGCCCATGTCGGGCACGTCGTCGTCGAGCAGCACCGCCGCGACGGCGAGCCCGAGCATCGCGCCCCCGACCATGTCCTCGGCGCGACGCTTGATGGCGAGCGCCTCCTCCGAGTCGCCCTTCGGGCCTCCCGTGACGACGTGCGCGCCGTCGAGCGCGTTTACCGCCTTGTCGAGCACCCGCCTGATCTCCCTCTTCTTCATCCCTGCTCCCAATCCGCGCCCCCAGGGGCGCATACGTCTCCTATGCCAGCGCGCACCCGAGGAACAGGAGCGCGAACACGAGCGCGGCCCCGAGCGCCGCCTCGGCCGTGACCCGGAGCTGCTCCCGCAGCCAGTCGGCCTCCTCGGCGCTCATGCCGTCGCCCTCCCGTCGACCGACGAGCCCCTGCGCTCGATGCGCATGCCGGGGTGCCGCCCGAGCAGCCAGCGGGCGAAGAGCGCCGTGTCGCTGTTGTTCGCGCCGTAGGCGTGCTCCACGCCGCGTCCGTCGAGGAACGGCACGCTCGCGAGCCTGATCCCCGTCTCGTACCTGACGGCCTCGAACAGGTACTTCGCCGAGACGCGCATGCCACGGCCCTCGAGCGCCACGGCCCTCGACTCCATCCAGCGGACGGCCTCGCCGTTCCGCGAGACCCACTCCGCGAAGAGCGTCTCGCGGTCCTGCGCCCTGAGGGGCAGGGGATAGGACGCCGTGCGCTCGCGGCGCACGACCTGGCCGACCGTGAGGTCGTACCCGGGCTCCTCCCAGACCGCTCCCGAATCTCCCATGTGCTATCCTTCCTCGTAGAGCCGCATGTGCGGCTGCTCCTCTGGCTCGGTCGCGGCGTCGCCAAACGCTTCCGCGCCGAGCCTCTCCTTTAGCTGCCTCTCGGCCTCCTGGTCGAGCCACTCGGGTATCCGCGCGCGGATGACCCTCGTCTCGCGCCCGACCACGATGAGCGGCGGCGGGTACCTCCCCGCGCACGCGACCTGCGCCTGGTGCAGCTTGATCTCGGCGATGTCCGCGAACTCGCCGATGCTGCACGTGAGGCCCGGTGCCTTCTCTGCCATGCGAAACTCCTTCCGTGTCTGGACCGTCTTGCGAACGTTGGTGCTACGCTGCCCTCAGCCGATTGGAGGGGCAATGGAACGTTTGACGTGGGAGCTCGAGAGGACGCTCGGGCACGTTCGGAAACACGAGGGCGAGCCGCGCCTCATCAAGTCCATGCACGACAGCGGTGGCTACATGGGGGAGTGCGTCGGGTACCTCATCTCGTCCAAGTACGTCGGCCTCATGACGTCCGACGAGGCAGCCGCCGGACACCCACGGGATGGTCTCGACACACTCGTGGTGCTGACTGCTGGTCGCACATACTGGAGCGAGAGACGAAGGCTCATGTTCAGGCTGTACGGCCCCGCCTTTTTCGGTGTCGTCGGCACGCTCCTCGGCGTCGCACTCGGCTGGTACCTCGCACATCTCTAGGCACCTCCGAAGACCGGGTTGAGCACGCACAGGACGAGGACCGTCCCGAGAAGCAGGCCGACGGCGATTCCGATGGCCTGCCCCGCGAGCGGGTGTTCCTCCATGAAGTCGCCACCGTCCTCGATCGCCTTGATGGCGGCGTACTCGATGTCGAAGAGCGCATCGTCAAGCTTTCCAGGACTCACTTGAACCACTCCTTCCCTAGACCGTCTTGCGAACGTTGGTCGCGCAGATGAGCCAGTCGATGTCGCACTTGAACAGCCCGCGCATCATGAGCAGCTTTTCCTGGGGGATTTGTCCTCCGTTCTCCCACCTGTTGACTGTTGATGGGTCGACCTGGAGCCTCTCTGACAGCTCCTGCTGTGTGAGGTGCTTGAGCTTGCGCTCGGCCGAAATCCTGTTCTCCATGTCCCTCCTTATGACAAGGATTTCTTGTACATGCAGAATACTACAAGTATTACTTGTTTTGTCAAGCAGTAATCTTGCACTATGACATTATTTTCTTGTATAAGTACAAATAGGATTTGTGAGGAGGACCATGGAGAAATACGAGAACAGACTCTATGAACTGCGTGGCTCTGCATCGCAGAAGGAGTTTGCCGAAAAGCTCGGCATGACACAGCAGAACTACGCAAATTACGAGAATGGCAAGCAGGGTCTCAAGTCGGACCTCATCAAGAAGATATGTCGTATGTTCGACTGCTCCGCCGAATGGCTGCTTGGGTTCGATGCTCCGAAGAGTAAGTCTCCTGGCGTTGCCATTCTCGGGACCTCCGCCATGATTCCCGTCATGTCCCTTGGTACCGTTCACGCGGGCGACGTGACAAACGAGGACACACCGCCCGAGGTCGTCGAGGTGCCCGCGGGTGTGGTCGAAGGCGAGGACATGGATCAGCTGTTCGTGCTCCATGTGCGCGGGAACTGCATGGATAGGCGCTACCCGGATGGCTCTGACGTGCTCGTGAGACGCGACATGGAGCCATGGGACGGTTGCGCCGTGGTGGCCGGGTTCGATGCGGGGGAGAGCGTGCTCAGGGTCTACAAGCGTGGTGCGAGCACGCTCATGCTCTCGCCGGACAGCTTCGATGGTGACTATGAGGACATGGTGTTCACGGATCCGGAGCAGCAGGTGATGTTGCTCGGCGTCGTCATCTGGTACCAGGCCGGCAAGAAGGAGGGCAAGTGAGACGGACCGATGAGTCTCATTGACCCCGTTCGATTTCGAATAGAGGGACAGACCTAGGAGGAGCACATGGGGTTCAAGGACAGGATGGTCGGGATTGCCAAGGACACGGTGGCAAGCGCGTCCGACGCCGTCTCGGAGAGGGTGAGCGACGCGAACGAGGCGCATCTCGCGAAGAAGGACGTCCGTGACGCGGAGATCGCGCTCGCCAAGTCCTTCCACGAGACGCGGTCGTTCGGCCGAATGTCCGTCGATAGCGCGTCGAAGCTGGTCAGGTTCAAGGACGCGGTGAAGTTCCAGCAGACTGCCGCGAGCAAGGCGGGGAAGGCCACGGCAGCCGTGTTCACTGGTGGCCTGTCCCTCATCGCGAGCGCCGCGATAGAGCACCCGAAGGACAAGATCGTCTCGTTTGACGAGATCCGTGGGTACCAGATTCTCGAGGACGACTCGGTCATACAGAGCGGTGGCCTCGGCTCTGCGGTCGTCGGCGGGGTCCTGTTCGGAGCCGTGGGTGCCGTCGCCGGCGCCATGGGCGGTGCGAAGGCGACGAGCAAGTTCGTGGAGAGCATGGTGCTCAGGGTTGACATCGACGACATCGACTACCCGTGCGTCCTCATCCCGATAGTCGAGAAGCGCACCAAAAGGTCCGGGAAGGACTACCAGAAAGCGCTCAAGGAGTCGCAGGAGATCGCCCAGTGCCTCGAGATGATCCTGTCAAGCACAGGCAGGAAGAGCTCCTAGATTGAGTTCGATGGGCAGCATAAGGACGATCGCCCGGTTAGGGCACTAGGCACGGTCGTCTGGTTCCGGTCGGCGGGGGAGATGGGGTAGAGGATGCCTGCACTGTGCGACAGGGAGGTCTGGGTTCTTGAGAAGCTCGTGCTTGCGCGATGGCAGAAGCATGTCGGGTATGCCGACTACGCTACTCTTAACGCATTCGCTCTCGACAAATGCTTCGAGTATTATCCCTATGAGGATTCGCTTAGGTTTCTCATTGAACTCGGCCTCATTGAGATCGACGAGGGCTATCTCACTAATGGTTTGAGATTCCGGATTACGGCAGATGGTTTTATGGCTATTAATGAGGCGACTGAGAATAATCAGAAAAGGCTCAATGACAATACCAACGCTGCTCTCACGATGACATTTGCATTCATGTCAATGGGAATTGGTCTAACAATAGCTGGGGCTTCAGCAAACATGAATGCTGCTCTACAAGATTTCATGCTTGATGTAGGTGGAGGCTTACTCTTAGGAGCCGGTGTGATAACAGCTGTGGTTCAAGGCGTGCTATTCACGAGGAGCCGCCAGAACCGCATGGAACGTTATGATTTGTGCCAGTGGGAAAAGAATCTTCCATCCGTAAACAAGTATGACTCTCTATGGGAGCACCTTCGTGTTGATGGGCATGACGCGGGCTCTATGTCGTTCCGTGAGATTAAAGATATTCTTGGCTTCCGCGTTGGGTTTTCGTTCTCGAACTATAAGAAGGAGGCTCCTGTTTATGGCTATCAAGTTGGAAAGGTGTCATGGGTAAGAAGGACAATCGAGTTCTCAAAGGTAAATCAAGAGAGTAATGAGAACGAGACTGGATCGACAGACTAGCAAAGGGGAAGGGTTTGTACGCCATGGATGTGTCAACAGTGGCTGCAATCGGCAGTATCGGGAGCTGTCTTGGCTCGCTCCTCGCGGTGGGAGTGGCTCTTTACGTGTTCTTCGCGTCGAAGCGGCCTCAGGTTGTTGCTTACCTTGATTCGCGGACGGATCACGGGACGCTGTACTTCGTGGTGAAGAACGTTGGTAGCGGCGTTGCCTATGACATCAAGATTTCTGGTTTCGACTACGAGATGGTCATGCAGGAAGTGGCTCCGGCTGTACAGGCTAGCTTCGTGAAGAAGGGGGTCCCGATGCTTGTGCCAGACGCCTCACGTAGAACGGCTATTGCCGAAACTGGTTGGGCCAGAGAGCACATCGCAGAGAAGGTGCCTCATATCCAAGTGGCCTATGCAAGGATGAGAGCATGCGGCCGCAAGAAAGCGATGACGGAAGAGTTCGCGCTCGACTACTACTCCTTCGCGAACTCCCTCTATGAGAAGAGCGATGTTGTAAAGATGGTCGCCGCTATGGAAGGGACGGCAAAAGCAGCGAAGGAGATTGCGTCGACCTTGGCTGATCGTCACTAAAATGCCGAAATGCTGGGGTGGCTAAGCTTTTCGGAGGGGTCAACTGATTGACTGGAAATATGATTCATGCGCTTTGATAGCCGGAGGTGTGTTTCATGGACAGAGATGAGCGTAATGCACGGATCGAGGATGCTGTGTCGAAGTCCATATCGGCGGCCAACCGTTACCCATTCCTGTTTGTCGGGTCTGGGTTGTCGCGCAGGTATCTCGGGACTTCCGATTGGGTGAGCTTGCTGCATGGCGTCTGCTCCCAGACTATCGGAGAAGAGGAGTTCTTGGTGCTAAGGAGCAGGGCATCAACGTCCTTCAGACGGGGCGAGATACCGTCAGAGCTACCCTATCTTGCCGAGGTCATGGAGGATGGCGTCAACGATTCGGTGCTCCGTTTGCCCGAGTTCTCGGAACTCCGATCCAGATACTCTAAGGAAATTGAGTCCGGCGTTTCCGCCATGAAGATTCTCGTCTCTGACACTCTCAGGGGCATGTCTGCGACCCCCTGTCCGGAGATTGCCGAACTCGCTGCGGCAGGACATGATAAGGTTTCAGGTGTTATCACGACAAACTACGACAAGCTCTGCGAAGAGCTGTTTCCTGGCTTCGACAGGTATATCGGTGAGGAAGGTCTCATATTCCGAGACCCGACATTTGCACAAGAGATATACGAGATTCACGGATCCATCGACGACCCCGCGAGCATCGTTCTCACTAGTGCGGACTACAGATCATTCGAGGACAAGGAACAGTATCTTGCGGCCAAGATACTGACGGTGTTCATGGAGTATCCAGTGATATTCCTTGGCTATTCCATCGCAGATGAAAACGTAAAAAGCATCTTAGGGGAAGTGGCCAGGTGCGTCGGTCCCGAGCATCTTGATGAACTCAAGGACAGAATTGTATTCGTTGACTATGGGAATGGCGGGGATCATCCGGTAAGCACTCATTCCATGGAGTTCCATGGCAGGACCCTTACCATGACCAGAATAACGACTAATGATTTCATGCCTATTTATAAAGCAGTAGCAAAGTCCAGCAAGCTCTACGACGCACGATTTATCAGGGAAATGAGGGGGAGCATATATCGTCTCGCGGCAGCGGTTGATCCAAAGTCGGAAGTTGTCACTGCCGGTGTAGACGCGGTCCTCGATCACTTCGAGCCAGGGCAAAAAGTTATCATTGGATTGGGTCTTCCTGACCGGATATGGGGCGTTCCAATAACGGTCGACGAGGTCTATGAGGACGTCGTCATGGATGACCAGCTTATCTCCCCGGAGCTCTTTGTCGACTTCTACTTGGATAAGACTCTAAAGGCATCCGTTGTCCCATTTCAAAAGTATGTTTCGGCATATGCCGGCAAGCTTTACGGAACAGTGCTCAAGAAGTTTAACGAGCAGACTAGTGTCGACGCGTTTCGAAATCCAACCACTCGAGCGTTACTCGAAGGACAAAGAAGGAGATTCTCCGGCAGTCTTTCCGTGGGTGGTCTCATTAGTCGTCTTGGTCCCGAGAACGCGTACAAACACCTCTTCGTGCTCGAGGACGACGAAATTGATGCACACGAATTGGGGGAGTACCTTAAGTCATTCCTCAAGCCAATAGAAGGAGACAAGGACGCCGTACGCGACTTCTTGAAGAGTCCAGAATATAGGAGAGCAGTCAGGATTTATGACTTCATACGCTATAGATACGGGAAGTCCCCCGACATTCACCAATAGTGTGGGACGACGCACACCTAGCTTCAGTCAGGGGACCTACTCCTCATATCCTAACTAGGGATTCCCCTAGCAATGAAAGTGTACCAATTCGTGGCAAAGCGTAACACCACATTCGAAAAAAGCACCCTGTCCGGTTGCAGCCGGACAGGGGCGCGACAACACTGCGAGAGGCGGTTGTCATGGCACATTCTAGCAGCAAGCGCGACCCACTGGGCTCGATGTACGAGCGTCGTCCCGGCGTGTGGGAGGTCCGCAAGCAGGTCGGGCAGAGGGTCATCAACGAGACCGTGCACGGCACCGAGGACGACGCCAGGGCGAGGCTCTACGCACTGTCAAACGAGATCGGACGCACGCCCAGGGCTGCGGACGGCATGACGCTCGACGAGTTCGTGCGGGTCTACTGGATACCTACGCTTGAGCGCCAAGGTCGCGCGAAGTCGACGACGCAGGGGTATCTGAGCGCCTATCGGCTCCATGTCGCCGCTCCGTTCGGTGCGCGCCGGCTCGATGACATCCCTGACTCGGACGTCAGGTCATGGGTGTGGTCCATCGACTCTCCCGGTGCCGCGCGCAAGGCGTTCAAGGTGCTCAAGCAGGCGCTCCGCTCGGCCTTCGACTTCGGGTTCCTCCCAGACGAGCCCCTGCGCCGCAGGATCCCGCTCCCACGTGTCGAGACACGGAGGCCAACTGCCTGGGATGCCAGTGACCTGGCGATGGCCATGAGGAGGCTGCATGGCAAAGGATGGATAGAGCCGTACCTCCTCCTCATGGCCGGAGGCGGCCTCAGACGCGAGGAGGCGGCGGCGGTGAGGTGGGCAGACCTCTCCTTCGAAGAGGCCATGTGCTTCGTCTCGGTCACGAAGGCGTACACGACCGTCGATGGGCTCAAGGACACCAAGACCGGGCGCCATAGGGTCGTGGCCATAGGCGAACCCTTCTCCTCGCGGCTGCGCGAGTGCTTCCCGCGTGTGGGCCCGATCGTCTGTGACGCCCATGGGGCCATGAGGGACCCAGACGTGACGTCACACCAGTGGGCCGAGCTGTGGAACGAGGGAGGGACGCTCGCCGACCTCCCGCGCGTCACCATGATGGAGCTTCGGCACACGCACGTCACCCTCATGCTCGCCTCCGGCACCGACCTCGCCACCACGTCGCGGGCGCATGGACACAGCCAGCTCGTCGAGTACGAGCACTACGACGCCCCGACGATGGGCATGATGGCCCAGGCGGCCGGCAGGGTCGCCGAGGAGATGGGCCGCGCGGGACAGCGTGCATCGGAGAGTTCCGGAGAAGGGGCGTCGAACGGGGTCGCATGAGGTCTGCCACCATCGGCGTTTATGCCGCTAGATGGGTGTACGTTCGCCGAGAGAGCGGTTCATGAGCGACTTTTAATCCCAAGGTCGTGGGTTCGACCCCCACACGGCGCACCAGAGAAAACACGAGGTAGATAGTCATATGACTACCTACCTCTTTTGTTTGCACATAACACAGTTTTATGTGTTACACACAAAACTGGTCTCGGGACGCTCGTTCATATATCTCGCTGAGGTGGTTTGAACGCCTTTCTGCTGGCCGGTCCTTGCCGGAGATTCTGGGACGCGTCGATACAGGTGGCTCCTTTTGAGCATGCGTTTGATCTACCGAAGGTGCCCGTTCTTCGATGCTGGGGATAGAATCCTCTGCACGTATGTTCGGTCTCCCCTTGCTGTCAGCTCATGAGGCTCCACATTGCCTACGGTCTGGCACGTGATGGTGTTTTGACCATTCCGGCTTCTGTCTCGAATAATTATTCAGCGCCTGTGCTGCGTTTGCCGTCTGGTAGGTCGTGCGGTGTCTTTCTGGGTCCGCCTACATCCCTGGCGGCAGGTCCAGCCTCCTGGGGTCGATGACGCCCGCCTCGATGAGTTCCTCCCGGGTGCGCGTGTGCCCCAGCTCACGCTTGTCGATGGCCGCCTGCCGGAGGACGCGCTCGACGTCCGGGTCGATGGGATGCTCCTTGGGGACGTTGCCGATGTTGAAGGCCGCGCCGAGGGCGTTGGCCTTTGTCACGATGGCCGTGACCTGCTCGGGGGAGCAGGTGTCCCTGATGGCCGAGCCGTAGGCGCTCATGGCGTCCCAGAACCCGTCGGCGTCGTTCTGGTCCGCCTCCTGCTGGTACGCGGCCCCGTTCCTGAGCCCCTGGAGGTCGTCCATGTCCTTCAGGATGCGCTCGGCCGCGCTGTAGTCCCCGTCCACCACGGCGAGCCTGAAGAGACGCTCGTGACGTGCGGCGGAGAGCGTCGCCCTCTCCTCGAGGCTGTCCCTGTGCCACGTTCTCATGGCCTCCCGCGCCCTCTGGGCGTAGCGGTCGGCCTCGGAGCGTCCCACGCCCCAGTTCTTCCGCGCATATTCGCATATGTCCGTGCGTGAGCATCCGTCGACCATGAGCCCCATGACCTCCTCGACCCTCGTGTCGACTTCGGCCTCCGTCGACCTTGCCGCCATGCACACCACCGCCCTACGCGCGCGCCGCCTATTCATACAAAGCCTAGCGGCCCGGACTGCCCGTCGCAAGCCCGGGTCGCGCCCCTGCCGACGTCGTCCCACGAGGCGATTGTCACTCATAGAGCGTTGTCCTTTGGGTGACAACGATGTGACATGTCACCCAGGGGGGTGGTACCGGTGGCAGAGCCGGACGTCAGGCGCAGGGTCGGTCTTCGCATCAAGGAGCTCAGGGCCGAGCGGGGCGTGAGCCAGGAGAGCCTCGCCTATGCCATCGGCATGGCCAGGACCTACCTCGCGGAGGTCGAGGCGGGCAAGAGGAACGTCTCCGTGATCAACCTGGAGAGGATAGCCACGGGTCTTGGCGTGACGCTCGGCGAGTTCTTCGGGGCGTCATCGTTCGAGGACGGGTGATTTCAGGCGTCTGCTCACATGAGCTTCGAGGTCAGGGAAGCGTTGAGCGAGTATTCCTCCGTCTTGTCACNCTGGTCCGTGAGCGTCGGGCCCTTCGGGTCGTAGACGAGAGTCGTTGTCTTCAGCGCGCCCTGCGACACCTTGAAGGAGACCTTCCCGTCCTGGAGAGTGTAGGCCCGCGCCTCTCCTCTGAGGCGGTAGCCGGCGACTACGCTCGAGTTGTTCGTCACCGACTCAACGTTGTCAATCTGGTCTACCCCGTCCTTTTCCTTCGTGTAGACCGCATATCCCCACGACGAGCTGAGTGACGCATCGTATACGTACACGCCCCTCGTGACGCCTTCCGGCGAGCAGCTGGATGCGACACCCACAGCTGCAAGCCCGGCCACGCAGGCTGCCGCAGCGAGAAATGTCCTTCTGGTGATTGGTCCCTCCTCCATCGCGTTCGTCCTCCCCTGAATTGCTCCGTAGTGTTGCGACATCCTCCCTTATACGATGATTATACTGCTTAATGTCACTTATAAGAGACATATGTGCGGGCTGGTACGCGTCTGGTTGCTGGTCTCGTGGCACGCACCGCAAAGGGAGTGAACGCGATGAGGAAGAGGGGGAGGCGCGTGGCCATGGCCGCCGTGGCGGTCGTCCTGGCCATGGGGGCCGTCTGGTGGTTCTGCGGGTTCNNCACGGTCACGGACGCCGACGTCAAGACGGCCGTCTCTGACATGGCGGGCAACGANCCCGGGGACTTCGTCAGCCAGGCGCTCACGAGCGGGGAGGGGCTTGGCGTGTCCTCGTGCGAGGNGGTGAGCCGCTCGGGCGGCGTCGGCAAGGCCGAGGCCGACTGCNANGTGACGCTCGCGAACGACCTCTTCGACGTCACGGCCCAGGTCCATCTGACGTTCTCGCGCCAGGCCGGGAGGTGGGTCTGCACCGACGGCTCNGTCACCTCGTCGGACGCCACGGCGACGAATGCCCCCGACGACCTCCAGGGAGGTCTCGACGCAAGCCAGATCGACCAGGACGTCAGCCTGGACTATGACCAGGCGGCGGTCGACTTTGACGGGAGCGCCCAGACGTGCGAGGTCTCGATACCTGCCCGCTGCCAGGACTGGTATGCGCAGGGGAGCGGCACGGCGACCTGCGAGCTCACCTTCGACGGGCGCGAGTGGACGGCAGCCCCCCTTTCCACCTCTGGGATGACGTACACCTCAAGCCTCAGGGGAAGGACCTTCGACTCCGAGGGAGGGACCTGCTCCGACGGTGGCAGCGACTATGTCACGAGCAGCGTCACGTTCCTTGGCGCGGACGACCACGAGATGCATCTCGAGCTCGAGTGGTCCTATCTCTCCGGGGCCACCTTCTGGACCCGTTTCTTCGGTGGCAAGGGCACCACCGTCACGGGCTCGGCGACCTACTCGGGAAGCTACCCTGCCACGGCAGGCACCGCCTTCACGCTGAGTCGGGACTCCGGGCAGGACGGCTCTTCGACCCCTGCCTCCCTGCAGTTCACCTACGACCCCGAGGGCGGAGTAGGCGCGGAGGTCTCCTGGAGCTACGGTGGCGCGACCTACGCCCAGTCCTATGCGTTCAATGGCTGAGGGACGGCGTCTGGCTCGCGGTGGCTCGAGGAGAGGGAGGGCGATCGGACGTGGCCTCCTGATTGTTGTCCGCCCCTTCCTCTACGATGCGTGCAAGACCGACCGATGCCACGGGGCACCGGCCGGATGACGGGTCGGCCGCAGTGGCCGACCACGACGAAGGGAGCCTGTGATGGCGAAGGTGTTTGTGGCAGACAGCCAGTACGATGCGGACGTCAAGGTCTTCAAGGTCTCGTTGGGCTACGACGCGGACCTCTGCGTCCATGTGGCGGACAGCCAGTACGACGCCGAGGGGAAGGGCGAGGAGTGGTTCTACGTCGACAGCCAGTACGACGCGACGGTGAAGGTCTGCTGGGTGGACAGCCAGTATGACTGCGACCTGAAGGTCTTCTTCGTCGACAACAAGTACGACGCAGGCTGGAAGGGCGGCAACAAGTGGCAGCAGAGGCTGGCGTGATAGCCCGGTTTTCCAAGTCGGCTGTTTGTGTCTACGGTCTCGAGCATGAGCATAGGATGATCTGTGGCAGACCCCGATGACTCAACATCTAGCCGTCAGCCCGACGGAGAGCGTCAGGGAATCGTTTGAAGAAGAGAATACAGGGGTGCGTCCATGTCAAACCTGAACATTGAGCAGAAATCCATTTATAAGCTGCTGAGCGATAGCAAGGCCGACTTCCTCATTCCTGACTACCAGCGTCCGTACGCCTGGGGTGAGGACGAGTGCGCCACGCTCTGGGACGACCTGTCCTCCTTCGCGTTCCCCAACGATGACTCGAGCCAATTCAACAGCCACGACGACGAGTACTTCCTCGGCCCGATCGTGACCTTCGAGAACAATGGGAAGCAGGAGATCATCGACGGCCAGCAGCGCCTCACGACCATCATGCTTCTGCTGCGGGCGTTTTATGAGAAGTTCCAATGCGCAAAAGACCCGAACACCGAAAAGACTCGCGACATGATCTCCCAGTGCATCTGGAAGACCGACGAGTTCGGTAACCCAAACACGAACGAGCTGAAGATCGACTCGGAGGTCGCGTCCGACGACGACAAGGCCGAGTTCCTCAGCATCCTCCGTGGCGGCACGGTGCAAGGCGGGTGGAAGAGCAGCTACGCGAAGAACTTCAAGTTCTTCCAGGAGAGGATAAGGACGTTCGTCAGCGAGTATTCCATGTACACGGCGTTGCTCCCCGTGAGAATCCTCAACAACGTGATCCTCCTGCCCATCGAGGCGGAGTCCCAGGACACCGCCCTCAGGATATTCTCCACGCTGAACGACAGGGGGCTTCCGCTCTCGGACGCGGACATCTTCAAGTCCCAGTTCTACCGGCACTTCTCCGACGAGGGAAGGAAGGACGACTTCATCGAGCGGTGGAAGGCGCTCGAGGAGTCAAGCGGCGAGACGTTCTGCCCGCAGAGCGGTACGCCCATGGACGAGCTCTTCTCCAGGTACATGTACTTCCAGCGTGCCAGGCAGGGCAACAGGAGCACCACCACCGAGGCGCTGAGGGGCTTCTACGAGAGGAACGGCTACGAGCTCCTCAAGAAGGATCGGACCCTAGATGACCTCGAGGCGCTCATGGGGTTCTGGAAGGCGGTCGCCGCGCAGGACGGGTTCTCCGACAGGGTGCTGAGGAGGTTCTTCGTCCTCAACTACGCCCCCAACGGGATGTGGACCTATCTCACCTCCGTCTACTTCCTCCAGAACCGCGGCGCCGACGGCGAGCTCGACGAGGAGCGTTTCCATGCCTTCCTCGACAGGACCATCGCCTTCGTCTTCGCCTACGCCATCGAAAGACCGGGCGTGAACGCCCTCAGGGCACCCGTCTACCCCGAGATGATCAACATCGTGAGGGGTAAGGAGGTCACCTTCGGTGGTCATAGGTTCGACCGCAAGGCGCTGGAGGGGCTCATCAGGTCGTACACGTTCACGAACAACAGGCCGATCACCAAGTCGATGCTTGCCTGGTGGGCATTCAACGATCCCGACCAGCCCCTCATCGGGCTAGACACGAGACTGGAGATCGAGCACATCTACGCGAGGAAGCGCGCGGAACGCGAGAGCGGGCTCAGGGACATCGGGAATCTGGAGACCCTCGGAAACAAGGCGCTCCTGGAGTCCCGCATCAACATCCGCGCCACCGACTACGGCTTCGCCGACAAGAAGAAGTACTACCTCGGGTTCACCGATGCCAGGGAACAGACCAAGGAACCGACGAAGGTGCATGAGCTCGTCGACCTGGCAAGCAAGGCCGACGACTTTACGGAGCAGGACATTCGGGACCGCAACGACCGCATCATCGGGTCGTTCTTGGACTACGTGGGGGCTAATGGCCTGCTGGAGTAGCATCGGGACGGCCGTGTCCCCGGTTTTTAGGGACACGGCCGGGGCGGGTTTGCCTGCAAAACGGAACACAAACGCCGGGTTCCGGCAAAGGACGACAAGGGGCCGTCTGGTTCCATCGATGGGACCGCGCGCGTAGGTGCCTCGTTGCACCTTTGCAAGAGCCGCAGCCTTTAGGGCAACCGTGCCGGCTGCCCGGGCTGTCCCGCTACCCATGTCCCGTCTGCGGGGCCAGAGGCTATATGAGGTGGTGCCGAATCCTCATGTAGTGACCCCAGGACTCGCTCGAGAAGTCGCACCAGCCCGACCCCTCGTAGGAGACCTCCACGTCGGCGTCGTCCGAGAGACGGCGGATGGTCCTCTCTCCACGTGCCCTTGCGAGACCCAGGGCCCTCTGCTCTCCGTCGACCAGGCTGTAGACATCGAAGCGCAGCTCGCCGTCCGTACGTCCCCAGCGGATGCATGCGGGGTCGGCAGGGGAGGTGTCCCGCAGCGTCTTTACCGTCGGGGCCAGGAGCTCCAGGAGGGCCTCCGCATCCGCAACCGATTCGACGTCGTGGGTCCCAATGACGAGCTCGTCCGTGTCCCCATAGACGCCCCAGAGGTCACCCGCGGCGTCCCTGACCCCGTGCCCGTCGTCGTAGGAGGCATCACCTGACCCACTTCCCTCAATCTGGGAGAGGAGTGCCCATGCGGCCTTGTCACGACCACCCTCACGCGCGGAGGCGAGCTCACATGCGAGTGCCCAGTCACTCTCCGATGGGTGCCATGATCTCTTGTTCCCGTCACGTGGGCCTGGCATGGGAAATCCCCTTTCGTCTGTCATGCCATGAGCATACGCCGTACGGCGGACATGAATCCTGAGGTGGAAGATTCGCGGCACAGATGTCTGGGGTCTGACGATATCGACGGGAGTGACAAGAGGGCTCCATTTCGCATGCCCATGCGTGCGAGAAGGCCGTTTGCTGACCTTGGCTCCGGGAGAACTAGGGCAACGATCCTCACCGGACGAATCCGTCCATATGTGTCCGGGGTCAACGGTAGAATGGACTGCGATCGTATGATCGACGACTCACGCGACAAGGGGCGGATAATGAACAAGCAGGAGCTTGCCAGCAGGGTCTGGGCTGCCGCGGACGAGTTGCGCGGCAACATGAACGCAGGCGAGTACAAGGACTACGTCCTAGGCTTTCTGTTCTACAAGTATTTGAGCCAGCATGAGGTCGACTACCTCAGGTCCATGGAGCTCCAGGATGACGACCTGCCCGATGTGACCGAGGACGACAAGAGGCTCGTCGGGGACGTACAGGAAGGCGTCGGCTATTTCATTGCATACCCGCATCTCTTCAGCACCTGGACGGACGAGTGCAAGCGCACGGAATTTGATATAAACCATGTCTATGAGGGTCTGAATGCCTTCGAGAGGCTCATCTCCCCGAACTACAAGAGGGTCTTTGGCGGCATTTTGGAGACCCTCGGAAACGGTCTTCCGAAGCTAGGGACCACGGCTGGGCAACAGACGGCTGCCGCAAGCAGCCTGTTGGCCATCATCGACGAAATCCCGGTGGACGGGCGCGAGGACTACGACGTGCTCGGATTCGTCTATGAGTACCTCTGCCAGCAGTTCGCCTCGAACGCGGGGAGGAAGTCCGGCGAGTTCTACACCCCGCACGAGGTCTCGGTGATGATGTCCGAGATCATCGCCCACCACCTCAAGGGTCGCCCGAGCATCAAGGTCTACGACCCGGCATCCGGCTCGGGGTCGCTCCTGCTCACGGTAGGCCAAGCCTTCTCCAGGCAGAGCTGTGACCGCGATGCGGTCAAGTACTTCGCGCAGGAGAAGGAGAAGGCGACCTGGAACCTCACGAGGATGAACCTCCTCATGCGCGGAATCAAGCCCGCCAACATCATGGCAAGAAACGGCGACTCCCTGGCACGCGACTGGCCATGGTTCGACGACGCGAATCCCGACGAGACCTATGAGCCCGTGCGGGCGGACGCGGCGACCAGCAACCCGCCCTACTCGAAGAAGTGGAACCCCCCCGAGCCTGGGGCCGACCCCCGCTTCGCGGCGGGGCTTGCCCCGAAGTCCAAGGCGGACTACGCCTTCCTGCTGCATACGCTCTATCACGTGAAGCCCGACGGCATCATGACCATCGTCCTGCCGCATGGTGTGCTCTTCCGGGGGGGCGCCGAGGGCGAGNTTCGCAAGCATCTCGTCGACCATAGGAACATCGAGGCTGTCATCGGGCTGCCACCCAACATCTTCTACGGTACGGGCATCCCGACCATCGTCATGGTGCTGCGACCGACGCGTAGCGATGACACGGTCCTCTTCGTGGATGCGAGCAAGGGCTTCACGAAGGACGGAGCCAAGAACAGGCTGCGCACCTCCGACGTGCAGAGGGTCGTCGACGCCGTCGTCAACCGTGAGGAGCATCCGAAGTTCAGCCGCGTGGTCGGGAAGGACGAGATGGTCGCCAACGACTACAACCTGAACATCCCTCGGTACGTCGACTCCTCGGAGCCTGGCGAGACCTGGGACATCTACTCGACGATGTTCGGCGGCATCCCGAACCATGAGATAGACCAGCTGGACGAGTACTGGCAGGCACTGCCCGGGCTGCGCGGCAGACTCTTCGGCAGGGTCGATGACGAGTGCTCAGAGGTGGCGGTCGGTGATATCGCGTCGCATGTGCGCGATGACGAGGCGGTGCAGGGCTACTTGGATGGTTGTGCGGGAAGGACCAGGGGGCTCGGTGCGCGCCTTCACGGCTCTCTCGTAGACGACCCGCTGGCGGTGGACGCCGTCGCCGGCGAGCGAGGCGTAGTCGAGGAGGTGTACGGCTGCGTCGCGGACTGCCCGCTCATCGACAAGTACGACGCCTACCAGATCGTGGATGACGCCTGGACCACCATATCGGGTGACCTCGAAAACCTGCAGACGAACGGCATGGCCTACGCACGAGGCGTGAAACCCCACATCGTGACGAGGAAGAGGCGTGGCGTCGACACCGACGTCCAGGAAGGTTGGGAGGGCGCCCTCCTACCGTTCGACCTCGTGCAGCACGTGCTCCTCCCGAGCGAAGCAGCCGCCATCGACAAGAAGAACGAGCGCATGGCGGAGATAGAGGCCCGGCTCGAGGAGATCGTCGGCGACCTCGACGAGGACGAGCTCCAGTCGGATGCCATCAACGATGGCAATGACGGATTCGACGAAGCCGGGCTCAGGGATGTCCTCGTGGACGCGGCCAACGACTACGCAACCGTGGAGATGAGGGCACTCAAAGAGTACCTGGAGCTATCGAGGGCTCCCGAGAAGAGGGCCTTCATTGCGGCCCACAGTGAGGTCGATTGGGCNGCCATGGAGCACAACAGGGGTGGNGCCTACAATGCCAGCGTGGTGAAGGCGCGTCTGGACGAGCTTATGAGGACCATCGGCTTTCCCGATGGGTCGTTCGAGCAGAGGATGGCCGAGGCGGACTGTCTGCTCGGTGAGAAGAAGCAGCTCAAGTCTGAGGTCAAGGACATGGAGAAGGCCCTTCACGAAAAGACGAAGGACACCATCACCAGTCTGACGGACGACGAGGTGGCCATGCTTCTCGATGCCAAGTGGATCGAGCCAATCATCGCCGGCATCGAGACCCTCCCTCGTATGGCCGTGAGCCGTCTGGTGACGGCAGCGGAGCATCTCGCGGAGAAGTACGTGGTCAGATTCTCCGACGTCTCCCAGGACATCAAGGCATCCGAGGACGAGCTGAGCAAGCTTATCGGGCAGCTGGACGGCCCTGTGCACGATCTGACGGGGTTGCACGAGTTCCAGGCCATGTTGGATGGTGAGAGGTGATGTCCGCGCCTGAGATTCGTTTCAAGGGCTTCGCTGATCCTTGGGAACAGCGTAAGTTGGGCGAGGTAGCTGAAATCATTGGTGGAGGAACACCAGATACCAACAACCCAAATTACTGGGATGGCGACATCGACTGGTACTCCCCAGCGGAACTTGGAGAGCAAATATACGCCGATGCAAGCCAGCGTCGAATTACAAGAGAGGGCTATGAAAACAGCTCAGCAAAGATGCTGCCGGCCGACAAAACCATTCTGTTCACAAGTCGTGCCGGCATAGGCACAACGGCAATTCTTCGCAGGTCAGCATGCACTAACCAGGGCTTTCAATCGCTCGCACTCAGAGACGAAGTCAACGTCTACTTCATCTATTCGATGAGCGACCGAATCAAAGCCTACGCAGAATCGAAAGCGTCAGGATCGACCTTCCTTGAGATTTCCGGCAGGCAGCTTGCAGAGATGGATTTGATGCTGCCCAATCGCGCCGAACAGGATGCGATTGGAAGCTTCTTTGCACAGCTCGACAACCTCATCACCCTTCATCAGAGTAAGCATGACAAACTGACCACCCTCAAGAAGTCAATGCTGGATAAGATGTTTCCGAAAGAAGGGGCAGATATCCCTGAGATACGTTTTGCGGGTTTCGCTGACCCTTGGGAACAGCGTAAGTTGGATGAACTTGCTACTTTCGGCGGTGGACACACGCCTTCAATGGCCGATGAGTCAAATTACGCCGACGGCGAAATCCTGTGGGTAACTTCGCAAGACGTAAAGGTGGATTACCTTTCAGATACGACTACCAAACTATCCGAGAAGGGCGCTTCCGAGCTGAAGCTGTATCCAGCGGGAACGCTGTTGATGGTTACAAGAAGCGGCATCCTGCGGCATACGCTTCCCGTCTCTATGCTGCGGAAACCCTCGACCGTTAATCAGGATATTCGGACAATAAGTACTAACAAAGATTGCTCATCGCTTTGGCTCATGCAGCATCTCAAGGCTCGCTCGAAAGAACTTCTTCTTGAGTACGGCAAGACCGGTACGACTGTTGAGAGCATTGATTTTGCAAAAATGAAGTCAATGACGTTCATGCTTCCTACACCTAGCGAACAGAAGGCTATCGGCGAGCTCTTCCAGCAGCTCGACAACCTCATCACCCTTCATCAGCGTAAGCTCAAACTGCTCAAGCACATCAAGTCCTCCCTTCTCAATCGATGCTTCGTCTAAGGAGCGCATGAGCGATGGCCTATTCCTACACATCCGAGGCGGCATTCGAAAAGGACGTCATCAATCTCCTCAAGGATAGGGGCTGGACCGACGGCGTTCTGGAGTATCCCAGCGAGGAGGACCTGCTCGACAACTGGAAGTCCATCCTCTTTAAGAACAACGATGGCGTTGACCGTCTGAACGGATGCCGCCTCACGGACGGTGAGATGGGCCAGATTCTCGAACAGATCGCCGAGCTCCGTTCGCCCTACCTGTTGAACGGCTGGATAAACGGGCGTAGTGTCGCCATCAAGCGGGACAACGAGGATGACAAGCTGCACTTTGGCGGTACGGTCTCGCTGAAGATCTACGATCGCAAGGAGATTGCCGGCGGGGAATCAACCTATCAGATCGCGCAGCAGCCGCAGTGCAAGGCGAGGGATAAGTGGCGCTGCGACATGCGAGGCGACCTGGAGCTGCTTATCAACGGCATGCCGGTCATCCACATCGAGCTCAAGAATTCCGGCGTATCAGTGAGCCGAGCCGAGTACCAGATTCAGAGATACTATCACGATGCCGCGTTCACGGGAATCTTCTCCCTCGTGCAGGTCTTCGTGGCCATGGAGCCCAACGAGGCCGTCTACTACGCCAACCCTGGTTCGGAGGAGGGGCTCGACCCCGGCTCCGACTACTTCTTTCATTGGGCGGACCGTGACAACGAGCCCATCAACGACTGGAAGCGGTTCACCAAATCGCTTCTCAACATCCCACGGGCCCATCAGCTCATCGGCTTCTACACGGTGCCCGACGCATCGGACGACACCCTCAAGGTGATGCGATCCTACCAGCTCTATGCGGCCGAGAGCATCTCGGATGCCGTGGCCAAATCCAACTGGACCGTGAACGACAGCAGGGGCGGCTACGTCTGGCACACCACGGGCTCGGGCAAGACCATGACCAGCTTCAAGAGCGCACAGCTCGTGGCCGAGTCCAACCATGCCGACAAGGTCGTCTTCCTGGTTGACCGTAGGGAGCTCGACACCCAGTCCCTCAGGGCCTACCGGAACTTCGCCGGCTCGGACCTCACCGACGAGCAGAGGGACTCTGCCGTGCAGCAGACCCAGGACTCCGCCGTCCTCGTGTCGAAGCTCAGGAGCGACGTGGCGAACGACAGGCTCATCGTGACGACCATCGAGAAGATGGGTCTTGTCCAGGAGGCCGCCGAGAACGCCGCGGACATCGCCGCCATCCGGAAGAAGCGCGTCGTCTTCATCGTCGACGAGTG